GTATAATAAGAGATGCACAAGCAGAAGCAGCTCCAGCTATAGAAACAGTTCCTGATCAGTATGATTTAGCGGCTTCAGAAAGTGATCGTTTTGACGGTTACGACACATCTCCATCTGTAATTAGAGACTTAGCTTTAGGTACTGTTACTGATACTGGCACAGCAATACCAACCGCTGAAGAGATAAGCTCTACTGTTGAAGACATAGCTCCAACAACTGGTAATGTATCTACATACACGAAAGATGGTAAAGAAGAGCAATTTGAATCTTTCGGTCAGGTTAATAGGTTTGGTGTATATGCTGGTGATGGCTTTGAATGGTATGAAAACGAAAGTGTAACAAATCCAAATGGCGATCCTGTATTAAGCAGAAGATATACTGGTAAAGGCGAAGGCAATGGCCTTGGTACAGATACTATTAGCGCAACTGAAATCGGTCATGGGAATCAACAAGATAGAGAAAAATTCAAAAAAATAGGTCAAATATCTATGGATGAAGGCAGTGAGTTTGCTTCTAGCCAAGGCTCTGCAAATGATGGCGACTTATTAAAATTCTTAACAACAGGTGATTTTGATGCAAGTGAATCATTCGCTGATCAATATGGCTTTGATGATTATGATCCAACGCTAACATATGGCGATAGTGAAATATCTTCATCTAATTTATCATCTTTGGAAAATACTTTAGAACTTGCTAATAAAGCCGGTATAAAAGACGAAATTTTGCCAGACTCTGTTGATACTACTGTTGATGCTCCTACAATTTCTAAGGCAGAGTTAGATAAGATTAATAGTCAGCTTGAAGCAACAATACCTAACAATCTGTTTGAAAACTTTATAAGTCTTGCAGCTAACGCAATACCACTTGTTGGAGGCGCTATTGCTCAAAGCTTAAAGAACAAAGGTCCAGAAGATAGAGAGAAACTTGTTCAACAACACATAAATGCTTTAGAAGGCGGCGCACAACCGCAGTATGACAAAGAAGGTAGATATACTGGATTTGAACTTTCTTCTATGAAAACTTTTGCTGATGAGTTTTTAGAAAACCCAGATGCCTATATGATAAACTCAGGCGTAGCAGATGCAAATAATGATGGCGTTGATGATATGGATCGTTTGATGCAAGTAATGTCTGCGCAAGAAGCTGCCGCAAAAAGTGATCCATATGGAGCTGACACTCAGCAAGGATTTATAAAAGGTGAACAAGAATATTTTGTAACTGCAACTGGTAATATGGTTCCTGTTAATGACGGAATGGTCGATTATAACAGATCAGGCGGACAGTCTATACAGCAAATGTTTGGAGACGACTCCACCAGACAGCAAAGAGACAGCAACGAATGTCCTGCTGGTTATGAGTATGACGTTGCTGAACAGATGTGTGTTCCTATAATTGATGATAGTACAGGCGGTGGTTCAAGTTCACCTAATTTAGAACTTGGTGAAAGACCTATAAGACCTCCATCTACACAGCCTGATAGACCTCCAGTTGTAAGACCGCCATCAGGTGGGACAGGTGCTGCTGGAGTAAACTTCCGTAAGCCTAAATTCTTTCAAGATGGTGGAAGTGTAACCCCTAACATAGATAGCTTTTTAAGTGGCTTGAGGTAGTTAAATGGAAGGCCTTGATAACTTTTCAGAGTATCTAACTGATGAAGAGTTAGCCAAGGTAGCTCCTATGCTTGAGCGTTTATCCACGTTGGATAAGCGTTCTGAAAAGCAAAACAACTACATGAATTTTGTGAAGCATGTTTGGCCTCAGTTTATTGAGGGCAGGCACCACAAGATTTATGCTGAAAAGCTACAAGCTGTGGCTGATGGTAAGTTAAAACGTTTAATTATTAACATGCCACCGCGTCATACGAAATCTGAGTTTGCAAGTTATTTGTTTCCGACTTGGCTTATGGGCAGACGCCCTGATTTAAAAATCATTCAAGCAACTCACACGGCTGAACTTGCTGTTGGCTTTGGTCGTAAAATAAAAAATTTAATTGACAGTGATGATTTCAGAGATGTTTTTCCTGAAGTTCAATTGGCTGGCGATGCGAAAGCGAGTGGACGTTGGAGTACGAACAAAGGCGGCGAATATTACGCTGTTGGTGTTGGCGGCGCTCTAGCTGGTCGTGGTGCGGACTTGGCAATCATTGATGACCCTGTTTCTGAGCAAGATGCTTTGAGCGTTACTGCGTTGGATAACATTTACGAGTGGTACACGTCTGGTCCTAGACAGCGTTTACAGCCCGGTGGTGCCATAATAATTGTTATGACACGTTGGTCTATTCGTGATTTAACAGCTAAGGTTTTAGCAAAACAAAGTGAAAAAGGTGCTGATAAGTGGGAGATTGTAGAGTTCCCTGCTATTATGCCCTCTGGCGAACCATTATGGCCTGAGTATTGGGCTTTAGAAGAACTAGAAGGCGTTAAAGCCTCTATTCCTGTTGCCAAATGGAACGCTCAGTATATGCAGAACCCCACTGCTGAAGAAGGTGCTATTATTAAGCGCGAGTGGTGGAAGGTCTGGGAAAAAGACGATCCACCTCCATGTAGCTATATTATACAAAGTTATGATACTGCGTTTAGTAAAAGCGATAGAGCTGACTATAGTGCTATAACAACTTGGGGTATTTTTACTCACGAACAAACGCGTGAGGAACATATTATACTTTTAGATGCTGAAAGAGGGCGCTGGGAGTTTCCAGAATTAAAAGAACAAGCTTTAGAGTCATACAAGTTATACGATCCAGATATGGTTTTGATTGAGCAAAAAGCAAGTGGTATGCCGTTGACCCAAGAGCTAAGGCGTATGGGAATACCAGTAACACCATTTACTCCGAGCCGTGGTGCTGATAAGTTTACTCGTATGCACGCTTGTGCGCCTGTGTTTGAAAGTGGCATGGTCTGGTGTCCAGAAGCTAACTTCTCTGATGAAGTTATGGAAGAATGTGCCGCTTTTCCAAATGGTGAACATGATGACTTGGCGGATTCGATGACTCAGGCTATACTACGATTTAGACAAGGTGGTTTCATTATCACGCCAACTGACTATGATGATGAAGATGAGATCGCTTTTAAGAAACAAAAACGTGAATATTACTAGGAGATTAGTATGGGTATTAAAGAAATGTTATTAAAGTTCTCGCGCATGAACGGCAAAGATATGAGTGGCCTTAGCCCATCTGAATTAGCCGAAGCTGGAACTGAGTCTGGAAGAACAATTTCAGAAGCTGATAGAGCTAGAGTGGAAAGAATGGTAGGTAAATTGGAAGAATCTGGAAAGACAATTTCAGATGCTGACAGAGCTATGGTAAAAAAGATGCTAGGACAAACATCTGCAAAACCTAAGCCTCGTCCATTTAAAAATGGTGGTAAGGTTATGGAATACAAAAAAGGTGGCGCAGTTAAAAAGAAAAAAGCCAAAAAGAAAAAATCTAAAATGGGTTGCGTTATGGCTGGACGTGGCGGAAAGTATAAGGGGATGCGCTAATGAGTAAAAAGTATAAAGGTTTTTCTAAATTACCAGAAGCTGTTCAGAATAAAATGGACCCTGATCTAGCTAAGAAATACATGCACGGTGGTGCTGTTAAAGAGTATGGTCATGGCGGAAGCGTTGAAAAAGAAAGTAATGGTATGTCTCGTGGATGCGGCGCAGCTATTTCTGGTAAAAAGTTTAGTGGAGTAAAATAATGACTAAAATCATCATTAACATTGATATGGATGAGCTTACATCTGGGGTCAACCAAGTTGTTGATGATGGCATGTATGATGAGGAAGAGGAATTTTCTTGTCCTCTTTCCACTACTGATTCTAAAATAAATTCTGAAAACCGTGAGAATGCTATACAAGAATACGCATATGGTCATTCTGAAAGTAATTCTGAAAAGAAAAAACAAATTTGTGGGACTTGCGAGTATTATGATATTCGAGCTTCTATGTTAGACTGTATTGAAAATGGTATTGGCATGGACGAAGGTTCTCAAGTAGGATATTGCAATAAACTAGATTTTACCTGCGCAGCGGAAAACGTTTGTGATGAATGGAGAAAAGGCGGTCCAATTACCGACTTTGATGACATTGACATACATGAACCGCTTGAAGGGAACGAAAAGGACATTTTCTAATGGCTATTGAGCAAGGAATAGGTGCAGGCGGAGTTCCTAATGAACCTGTAGTTGAAGACAACACTCGTATGATGGAAGTTCCTGAGTTACCTGCTGATCCGGGCGTTACAGAATTTGACGATGGCAGTGCTGTTATTGGCGAATATGAAGAAGAAATGTCACCTGTAGAAGAAATTGAATTTGGTGGAAATCTAGCAGATATTATGGATGAAGGTGATTTAAACCTAATTTCATCTAATCTTGTTGGCTCAATCGAAGATGATTTGTCTGCTCGTGAAGACTGGGAAGATACTTACAAAAAAGGTCTTGAGTTCCTTGGTATGAAGACAGAAGATCGCTCTGAGCCTTTTGCTGGTTCTTCTGGCGTTATTCACCCATTACTTGCTGAAAGCGTTACACAATTTCAAGCTCAAGCTTATCGTGAGCTTTTACCAGCTACTGGTCCTGTTAGATCACAAGTTGTTGGCGCTCAAAATCAAATGCTTGTTCAGCAAGCAGAGCGTGTAAAAGATTACATGAATTACATGATAACTTACGAAATGGAAGAATATGATCCTGAGTTAGATCAGATGTTATTCTACCTTCCAGTCATTGGTTCGACATTCAAAAAAGTTTATAACGATCCTCTAAAGCAACGCGCTGTTAGTAGTTTCGTTCATGCTGAAGATTTAATTGTACCATACGGTGCAACTGACCTTACATCTTCTCCACGCATTACGCATAGATTAACTATGGATTCTAATGAAGTTCGCAAGCTACAGCTTGCAGGTTTTTATAGAGATATTGATCTGCCTTCTGATTCTGAAGATTCATCTATGAGTGAAGTTGAAGAGTCAATTGATGACATTCAAGGCGTTCACCCATCAGGTTCATCAGAAGAGCTTACATTATACGAAGTTCACACTTCTCTTGATATTGAGGGCTTTGAAGACCTTGGACAAGATGGTGAGCCAACAGGATTAAAATTACCATATATCGTAACTATACTTGAAGATTCTGGTGACGTTCTTTCTGTTCGCAGAAACTATTCTGAAGATGATATGATGAAACGTGCGAAGCAATATTTCGTGCATTACAAGTTTCTTCCGGGACTAGGTTTTTACGGCTTGGGTTTAACGCATATGATAGGCGGTTTAGCACAAGCGTCTACATCTATCCTTCGTCAACTTATCGACGCAGGTACTCTTTCCAACTTACCAGCAGGTTTTAAAGCCCGTGGCGCAAGAATTCGTGACGAAGACTCTCCTCTTCAACCGGGCGAATTCCGCGACATTGATGTGGTTGGAGGCACCCTGCAAGGCTCTTTGATGCCTCTCCCCTTTAAAGAGCCTTCAGGCACGCTCTATAATTTACTTGGAACTCTCGTAGACGCTGGACGCAGATTTGCTTCAATGGCTGACATGAAAGTTGGCGAAATGAGTGGTGATACGCCTGTAGGAACTACTATGGCAATTATGGAGCGTGGCACAAAAGTTATGTCAGCTATCCATAAACGATTGCATTACTCACAAAAAATTGAGTTTAAGCTTTTATCTAAGATTTTTGCAGAGACTATTCCTGCGTATCCATACCAAGCAGACATGCAAATGGGTCCAGAAATATTTGCTCAAGACTTTGATAGTCGTGTTGACGTATTGCCCGTATCTGATCCAAACATTTTCTCTATGTCTCAACGTATTGCGTTGGCACAAACAGAGCTACAGTTGGTTCAATCAAACCCACAAATACATGGCGGACCTCAAGGTCTTTATACTGCATACAGAAAAATGTATGAAGCTCTTGGTGTGACTAACATTGATGGCATATTGCCACCTCCTCCACCTCCTGCACCTCCTGTTAATCCTTCTAAGGAAAATCAAAACGCTTTACAGGGCGCTCCTTTGCAAGCATTTCCAGAGCAAGATCATGAGGCTCACATAGAAGCTCATATGGCAGTTATGGCTACTCCAGCTATGCAACTTAACCCAAATGCTATTATGGCTCTACAAGGCCACATACAAGAGCATATAGGACTACTTGCTGA